GTGATGAGCAACGGAATCGTGACTTCCGTGATCCTGTTCCTCGATGTTTTGACGTACCAGATGGAATACAACATCATGAACGACATCACGGAAAACGGGGCATACTCGATCACCGATGCAGGGGAGCAAAGAGCAATTCACCAAGTCAACGAGGCTTGTCAGTACATTTCCCAGATCGGAGCGCTGAGCGGGGGAATCTGGAACGGCGCTAACTTCGCTCCTCCGGTTCAGCTTACGGCGGGGCAGTCGATACCCGCCGGGTATCTCGCTCAGGCCTATCCCATTGCTCAATTGAGCGCGTCGGCGCGTGCTGCACGTCAATTACAGCCGATCATCGTGGCTTTGCTCATGACCGAGGCGGCAATCTCTATTTCCATCGGACTCTACGTACAGCAGTAACAGGAGAAATATCATGGATGTTTACAGTTTCAAGGATCTCTCGCTTGCCATCGATCATCCCGTAGCTGGCCCGTTCTCGGCAGCTGGAGAACTCGGCTTCGGGCAATTGACCGTGGCGATGACGACGGAACTCTCCACGCTGGCGACCGCTGCCGATGGCAACGTCATGATCACGGCTGCTGCCGGTCGGAGTGGACACGTCGCCATCGAAGCTCAGCAGACGAGCGATCTTCACTCCTACTTGCTCGGATGGCTCAATGCCGTAACTACGGCAAGGGATAACGGGGACGTGAGTAATTGGGCGACGATGACGGTCAGCGCCCGGAACGTCACGACGGGGAGGACGCACGTCCTTACGGGAGTGTGTCCCTCGAAGTTCCCCGACTACCCTTACGGGTCGCAGGGCCAGAACGTGACTTGGACGCTGATGGCTGGGGACGTGAGCAATGCCTAACGAAAAGACGAAGGATGTCGAAGTGGGCGGAAAGCGCTACCGCGTTGGGAGATTCAACCCTCGCGACGGTTCCTGGGTCGCTTTCCTGCTCATGACGAAGGCTCTCCCCGCCTGGATCGGGGATTCCCTCGTGTCCGACATGGGGCTGCCTGTAGGGGCGGGACAGAAACCGGAACTGTCGGAGGCGGACTTTAAGAATCTGCAAGATCACTGCCTTCGGCTGTGCTTCGAGTACACGAGTGCTGAAGCTCCGCCGATTCCGGTGCTGATGGCGGACGGAAGATTCTCCGACCCGGAGATGGACGTGTCGACTGCTTTGGCTCTGACTACGCACGCCATGATGTTCAATCTGTCATCGCTTTTTCAAGGGGGCGCGGTAAAGATGGCTTCCGCGCCAGCCGTTGCCTCGCGCTGATCGACCAGTGGCGCCCGGTGCTCGTAGGGCAGTGGAAGCAGAAAGAACTCTGGAACGGAGATTACAGCTTTGAGGACTTACTCGACATCAACAGTTTGCTGATAATGATCGACGAAATGAGAGCAAAAGCCCGTGGCTAGCCAGGATGTAATTCGTCAATATTTGGTGAGCTTGGGTTTCGACGTGTCGCAACCGGAGCTTAACAAGCTTAATGAAGTTCTGCGCGGAGCTACGCAGACCATCGAGCAGTTCACGGGAGGGATGGCGAAGTCGTTCATCGAGGCAGGGGCGGCTGTCGTGACGGCTCTAACCGCCGTAGCCGGGGGAACGCTAGCTCTCGCAGTAGAGACGGCGCGGAGCGATCTGCAATTTCAACTGTTAGCACGCCGGATGTACATGACCTCGGAAGCGGCGAGGCAGATGAAGACGGCGACGGACGCGCTGGGCGTGAGCCTGGAAGACGTAGTCTGGGGACCTCCGGAACTGAGAGAACGCTATCAGCAACTGATTGCCGATCAGAAGCAGTTGATGGCGGGGCTTGGCTGGACTGACGTCGAGATGCAGATGCGTAAGATCAGGGACTTGGAGTTCCAGTTCACGCGAATGCGCGTCGAGGCTGGACTGTTCGTAGTTGGCTTTGTCCAGTCCTTGAGCAAGTCTCTTACGGGGGACGAGAACGGTATCATCGAGAGGCTCAAGGGGTGGAATAAATGGCTGATTGATAACATCCCTAAACTGGCAAACGAACTAGCTAACTCGCTCGCTCCCGGACTCCGCGACGTGGCGGTAATATGGCGCGATTTTATAGACATCGGGCGCGAAGCCACGAGTCTCGTCCTGCAATTCATCGGCGATCTTTACAACGACGAAGGATTGAAGCGCGGGGAAGTCAACATCAAGAATCTTGGGCGGGCGTTCTCGCTCGTAGCTAAGGAGACGCGAGAGATCGTGGACGACCTGAAATGGATCGTTGACCACACAAATAACATAGCCGAGGCTCTGAACTTCGCGCAAGACCCGAAGAAGTTTTTCCCTTGGTTGGTCGGCATGGGGCCAGGACCGACGTTTAGTACTTCGGAAAGTGCATTGAACGTTCCCGGCGCAGCGCCAAGCGGAGCGACCGCAGGCAGTCCGGACGTCCGCGCAGCCATCATCGCGGCGGCTCAGAACGCTGGTATTAATCCCGCTCTCGCTCTCGCCATTGCCAGCAAGGAATCGGGCATGAACCCGAACGCCCCGCGAGGCGCTGCCGGGGAGTATGGCATGATGCAGATGATGCCGCAGACGTTCGCGGCCTACGGGTCAGGAGACCCCGGAGACTTCCAAAACAATCTCATGGCGTCGATGAACTACCTTCGTCACTTGCACGACCAGTACGGAGGTAACGAATACGCGATGGCTCGATCCTACAACGGAAGCGTCCCGAAGGCAGAAGCTTACGCGAGAGACGTAATGCAGAGAGAGTCGATGTTTGGGAGCGTGACGGTGAACGTCTACGCACAGACGAACGCCGATCCGCACATGATCGCGGAGCATGTTCATTCGACACTTAAGAATATGGCGCAGCGCCAGATAGTTCAGGGGAGAGGATCGGTGCAGTTCTCGTGAGCAGTTGGCGACCTCCACAGTGGGGCACGGGAGCGCAACTGTACTCAGTATCGGTGCCTAACCCGACGGCGAACGTACAAACTACGGTTACGGACACGAGCGGCAACGCTATCGGCGGGTCATCCTCTACGGGAGGCACTACAACGCCGGGGACACCAACCATATATTTCTTCGATGGCGTGATGTCGAGCGACCACTACGACCAATCCGTATTCACGCAGCATCCGGTACAGTCTGGGGCTTCCATCGTGGACCACATCTACGCCATGCCTTCCCGCGTGGTTATCGAAGGCGTGTTCTCGGACGCGATGGACAGCTACCAGAACGGGCAATATTCCAGCGGCTCAGGGTCTAAGTCCACGAATGCCTACCTGCAATTCCTGTCTATCAAGGACGGACGCCAGCCTTTGACTCTCGCCACGCAATTGAAGACGTACACGAACATGCAAATCGAGAGCATCCGCGCCCCGAAGACTTATCGCTCGTTCACTTCGGTCCCGATGACGGTCGTATTCAAGCAGATCATTCTGGCTACGACGGCCACGACGACAACTAGTTCTAGGCCTGACCAATCCCAGACTACGAGCGGAAACCAGACGCAATCGAACTACGTTCCTCCGAGTCTGCTGAGTAGCTATACCAGTACCCCGAACGCCGCTCCTCCCCCGTCGGCCCCGAACATTCCTAACCCTAACCCCAACTGGTCGAGCGATCCAGTTGGCATGGCGGACTGAGCGTGTCCCAGCAGGTTCTGCCAGTTTCCAACGCTCCGAACCAGACGTTTACTGCAACTTTGCAGGTAGACGGAGCGCCGCTGACGCTCCAGATCGAGCTTCACTACAACGAGATCGCGGCCTATTGGGCGATGACGATATCCGACCAGAACGGGAACCTGCTCGTGGATTCGCTTCCTTTGGTCACGGGCAACGATCCCGCCTGCAATCTCCTGAGGCAGTTTAGTTTTTTGGAGATCGGTTCTATCTACGTCATCAACCAGACGGGGAGCACGACGCCGAACTATCCCGACAATACCAATCTAGGGACGGGCTTTCAAGTAATCTGGGGTGACACTCCGTGAGCACGCTGCCCGTAGTTGGAACGGGGACGACGCAAGCCACGCCTTCGAGCGGTCTACCTCTTTACCAGAGGAAGTACAGCTTGCAACTCCTGACGCCGAACGGCTCTGATACGAACGTCTTGACAGTTACGGACTCTTCATGGGAGCCGGAGGCCTTGAGGATCACGTTCGACACGCAGCAAGTAGGGCTTCAAAGCAACTACTGGTTCGCGGACATCGTGATCTACAATGCAGACAAAGCCACGGCTACCGCGATACTCCAAGCGTCGTCGAACATATCACAAGGCATGATTGCTGTTCTGCGGGCCGGATACATTGGAGGGCCGGAGAATAACATTATTTGGCAAGGTCCAGTCTTTCAACCGCTTTGGGTACGGGAGAACGTGGTAGATTACAAGATCACGCTACGCTGCATCTTGAGTCTGGAATCTGCTATCTCTGGGAACACGATCAGCGCGAACTACGGAGCGGGAAGCAGCCAGACGGATATCGTAATCAAGATGATCGAGTCCCTGGGACTTCAACCGGGAACGATTTCCCCGAACCTGAGCACGAAGCCGATGTCTCGCGGATTCACATGGTTCGGATCGCCCGACAAGGAACTGGACCGCATCGTGCGTGGGAACAATATGCTCTGGTGGCTCGACATGGATGGCAAGGTTAACATCGGCCACCCAAACGATGGGCAAGTCTCAGAGGCTCCTACCATCGTCTACACGCCGACCACGGGACTGATCGGGACGCCCGAGCAGACGCAGTACGGCGTGAACTTCACCGTCCTGCTCGACCCTCGCCTGAAAGTCCAGATGCCTATGCTGACGGCGGCGATCAACAATGCAGCTATCCGCCAATATCAGATTCAGTATGGGAGTTACAACTTTCTCCCCCTAGACCAAGACGGCGTGTACGTCATCGGGTCCGTTCGGCACCGTGGCGACTCCAGAGGCAACGCTTGGTACACGGACGTGACCGGGTTCGTCAAGGTAGGGGACGCGCTCGCTTGGGCGGCTCTGGCAAACATCAATCACTGACATGAACACGAAGCCAAGTTTCCTTTCCGTTTCAGACCGTCTCTCTACTCACTCCGACCAGTGGAGCAAGACGCTCTATCAGGTATTGAGAGACTTTCGCGTGGCCGTTCCGTGCATCGTTCAGTCGTTCGACGCGACGAACCAGACGATCACCGCGCAGCCCGTGACTCAGGAAAAGATGGACGTTAACTCCAACGGGGTTCCAATTCCTACGGACAGCCCGCTCCCTCTGCTCATTGACGTTCCGCTGCTGGTCATGGGCGGTGGGCCGTTCGTCATCACTTTTCCAGTACAGGCGGGAGACGAGTGTCTAGTGATCTTCTCGGACATGGACTTCAACGCGTGGTGGCAGAACGGAGGGACGGGCAACGTCCAAGAGGACAACCGCCGTCACCATATCACGGACGGCTTCGCCATCGTAGGACCGAGGTCGAACCCGAAAGCAATCGGGAGCTATGACAATGCGGACGCGGTAATAAGAACGGTCGATAATTCTGTGAGGATAATCCTCACCACAACGGGCATCACGATTGTCGGCACTTCCTTGACTTTAGACTCGAATACGACCCTCAATGGCATGCTTACGATTAACGGTAATTTAGGGTTTTACGACCATACTCCAGTGACGAAGCCAGTCATTACTGGCTCTAAGAGTGGGAATGCCGCGCTGGCGAGTTTGCTGACGGCGCTCGCGGGCATGGGCTTACTGACGGACTCTACGACATGAGCAGCCCAGCGTTCACGTATCGACAGCTCGGTCCGAACAATGACCCGGTGTGGTCGAGCTATCTGTCCGGCGCGGCGGCTGTCGCACAGGCGATTCTTACGCGACTCTTGCTATTCGAGGGGGAGTGGTGGGAGTCAACTACGGACGGCACTCCGTGGTTCCAGCAGATACTCGGTACGGGACTGCCTCCGGCGCAGATTAGTCTCTTGATTCAGAACAGGATTCTCACCACGCCCTACGTCACGGGCATCACTAATTTGGCATTCGACGCAGTGCGTTCGTTCGCTCTGTCAGCAAGCGTGCAGACAGCCTTCGGTCCTACTACAGTAACTTACAGTTATCCGACGCCACAGGCGCAAGGACTACCATGAGCTACGCGCCACCCTCCATTACCGCTGCCGGGTTGACGATTCCAAGTTACACGGACATCCTCAATCTCCTCACCGGGAACGCTCAGGCGATCTACGGGCCGGGGGAATACCTCGGCACAGACTCTGCACTTTATCAGTTGATCAGTGTGTTCTCGCTTGCCGCGTCAGACCAGGCGAATGCTTTACAGTTGGCATACAACAACATCTCTCCAGTCTATGCCGTTGGCGGGGCGCTGAGTACGATTGTCGCCTACAACGGGCTGGCTCGTAAGGCTGCAAGTTACTCCACGGTTCAAGTGACGATTACTGGAACCGCTGGAACGGTTATCGCTAACGGACAGGTGAGGGACTTGGTTCCCCAGCAAGGATACCTCTGGAATCTTCCGACTGCGGTCACGATTGGATCTGGCGGTTCGGTCGTAGTCACGGCTACATGCTCAGTCATAGGAGCCGTGCAGTGCCTCGCGGGGCAGATCAGCGGCTCCGGTTCCATCGCCACTCCTACGGCGGGGTGGACCGGAGTCAGTAACGCCAGCGCTGCCTCTCCTGGACAGCCAGTAGAGACTGACAGCCAATTGAGGACTCGGCAAGCGGTGAGCGTGGAGCTTCCCAGCATCACGATGCTGGCTGGAACCTTGGCTGGCGTGCTTTCCGTGTCCGGCGTGACGCTCTGTCTTGCCTTAGAGAACCCCACAGGCTCGGCGATCACGACTTGGCCTCCGGCGACTTCTGGTCCAAACTACTATGGTCCGGCTCACTCAATTACGGTCGTAGTTCAAGGTGGTTCGTCCGCAAACATCGCTCAAGCCATTTACAACAACCGAGGCATTGGGTGTGCGACGAACGGCACGACTACCGTCAACATCACCGACCCGAACAGCGGCCAGACTTTTGCTGTTAACTTCTATCTTCCGACGCAGACGAATATCGCAGTCACAGTGAACGCGCACGGACTGACTCCTGCGTTTACGACCGCCGTACAGACCGCGATTCAGACGGCGGTGGTGAATTATCTGACCTCGCTATCTCTTGGAGGCACGGTCAGTTGGGCCGCACTGATGGCGACGGCGATGAGCGTGGCTGGGAACCTGGAGTCCCCAATCTACGACATCACTTCGCTGTTCGTCGCAGCCTCCACGACTCCGCCCAGCAGCGGGACGAGCGACATCCCGATGACGAACCCTTGGGACGTATCGTACTCGCAGGCTTCTTACGTTGCGGTGAACTCGGTATAATATGCCTTCCCCCGTATTCAACGTACTGAACTTCACGGCTCCCGACCGTCACCTCGGTGCTCAGTCTACTGCCTTGCCCTGTTCTCCCGGAGACACGATCACGTTGACGGCATCAATTCAGTATGTCTCTGGAGGAATGCAGCCCGCCATCGGCGTGTGGTTTTGGGACATCACGCAGACGACGAACTACGGCAGCGTGCGCATCTGCCCGCCGAATACCGATACCGGATGGCACCTGTATACATTCACCGTGACCGTTCCTGCCGGGGCGCAATTGATGACCGTCCAGAGCTACTGCGAATACATTCCTACGGGAAGCGGAGTAGTGAATGCACAGTTGACTGCTAACGTCTTTAGTGGATCGAACGTAACGATCCCCGTCAACAATACGACGAACATGGCTGTCGGAGAAACAGTCGCGATTGCGCACGTAGCTAATATTCACCCGCCACTAAAGATAGTGTTGAAAACCCCAATTTTGTCTTTCGTGCCTTCTACTTCGTTCAATGCCAATCTTGGTACGTATAACTTCTTTTCGGGGGACTCAGTTACGGGAGCTTTCGTTCCCGGAACGTGTTACTTCGTCGGCTTCGTTCCTGCTGGAACGGCATTGCCGAGCGGCACTGCGAGCGCGACTCAGTGGGCAGTTAGCAACTACCGCGTAACGCAGAACGGCAATCCAGTCTACATGCCGTTGACTACGTTTGCCAGCACAACCGGGTTTAGCTATAGCCAAACGTCTCAGTTTGTGTTCCCCCTCTACTACCTGTCGCTCTTTACGTCTGAGTATCAAACGGCCCCGAATCTCTACGCTTGGGCAGCGGCGCTCATTAGTCCGACAATGGATATGCTGGCGTTCACGCAGCAGATGTATGGGGCGTTTAATCTCGCCACTGCCGTCGGGCCTCAGTTAGACATCATCGGGGCGATCGTTGGCGCGAATCGCCAACTCCCGTTCCAGCCCAGCAGCGGAATGATCAATAGCGTTGCGGCCACGAATAAGCCTTCTGGGTACGTATCCGGGGACGTAGTGACGATAGTGCAGGCCGGAGCTTCCGGAGGAACGTGTCAGCTTTCCGTCTATCCTGGAACTATTCTAGCTTCAGTGGTGACTTCCGGGGCAGGATATTCGACGGCGAATGGGCTAGCGACGACAGGAGGCAGCGGTAGTGGTTTGATTGCCGATATAACCACATCGACGCTCGCCAGTTCATCCCTTTCAGACAGCGATTACAGAATTCTTATCTACGCCAAGGCCGCACAGAACCAGTGGAACGGGAGCATCGCCTCCATCTATGCGTTGTGGAATCAGATTTACCCAGGTTCGCGCATGACGTTTATTGACAACCAGAACATGACCTGCACGATTGTTCTAGCGAGCGCAACGCTGACTTCGCTTCAATTGCAGATGATCGAGAATGGTCTTATCCTTCCGCGCCCGCAGGGTGTGCTTTATATATTCACGACGGCGATGGAGCCGATCTTCGGGTTCGACTTGAACAACTCGGTCATAGCCGGGTTTGACTCGGGGAATTTTTCGTAGGGGGACTTCATGGCTGGGACAAACTTCGCTGAATTCAATCCGTCGGCTGCGAATCAGGAAACCGACAGCGCATATGCCAGTGACTCTCTGCGCTCTGGCGGCGCGGCGGTAGACGGGGTTTGCCCGTCTACGCTGTTCAACAAGCTGAATTACCAGCAATCGACGATGATCGCAGCTTTGGCATTGGCGCTCGTCAACAAAGGGTTCTCCCCGGTAGACGGCTCCCCGTCTAGTACTAACGGCTTGGTGACTCCGAGCACAGCTGTAAGTAATCTGGCTGCGGTTCTGGCGAATATTCTGACCACGGCAGACTATGCTTCGATCATTTCGAACGTGTTTGCAGGGGCATCCTACTTAGATTCCGCGAACGGATACTTAAAGCTTCCGGCTGCGTTGGGCGGCATCGTAGTCCAGTGGGGGACTACGGCTTCGTTCGGAACGGGTTCGGCTACTGCCACGCTAAGCGGTACCTTCCCTCTTGCGTTCCCTAACGCCTGCTTTGCGATGGTTGCTAACTCTGACGGATTGATTTCCTCCGGCCTTGTCTATGCGTTCATCACGATCATGGCGAAGTCAGCCAGCGGCTACACAGCAGTGCTCTCGACAGGCGGAAGTCAGATCATTATCAACGCAGTTCAGGCATACTGGATCGCCGTGGGGTACTAAATGAAAAAACTGTTTTGGCTCATACTCCTCCTGACTGCAAGTTTGCAGGCGCAGTCTCCTCCGGCGTTCATGTCGGTATCGGCGAGTCACATTTACGGAACTGGCGGAACGCTCCTCCCCGCTGGGACGACGATTTGGCAGGCCGTAGACTCGAATGGTAATCCAGTCGGGTACCAGGTGAACGGCGGGGGCCAGCAGATCACCTACCCCACGGTCTGTTCTGTCGTGTCTGGTGCGATTACGGGCGGCTGCATGTTGCCGAACGTCTCCGTGACGAACCCAATGAACGTATGCTTCGCGGTGACTATCAAGGACGCGAACAACCAGATCGTCTCTCCCCCATCGAACGGCTATTCCTGCGTCCAGCCTCAGACGACGAACTCCTGGTGCTCGTCGGGCGCGTGCAACTTCGACGCCTACGCGCCGAACAATCCGAGCGTTATCACGGCGCAACTCGCTACCCCTCAAACGCTCTCGCTCGGCGGTCTGTACGCCCAGTCCTGTCCCAGCGGGCAGGTCGTGAATGGAGTGCTCGTCGGCACGGGAACATTCAGTTGCGGTTCCGGTTCGGGCGGCATCGTCGGCGTGGTTACGGCAACGGGCAGCGGATTGAGCGGAGGAGCTTCGACAGGTACACCCGCGCTCGCGATGGCTCCGTGTCCCAATGGACAGACACAGATATCGAACGGCACGACTTACGCTTGCGGCTCCGTCAGCAGCGGAGGGGGAGTTTGGGGGAGTATCACCGGAACGCTGAGCAGCCAGTCGGACTTGTGGAGTTATCTTCAATCGCTTGCGCCTCTGAATTCTCCTTCGTTTGCGGGGACACCGACGGTCCCCACTCCATCGACGAATGACAACAGCACGAAAGTAGCCAACACCGCATGGGTCAACGCTCAGGGCTACAGTACGGGGAGTGGTAACGTCACCGGCCCAGGAACCTCAACCGCGAATGATGTGGCAGTATTTAACTCGACGACCGGGAAAGTAATCGCCGACAGTTCGATTCAGATATCAGCCATGGCGCTTCTAGATTCTCCTACCTTCACAGGGAACCCGAACGCGCCGACACAATCTACGAGTGACAACAGCACGAAGCTGGCGACCACGGCATTCGTTAAAGCGCAAGGCTACGCTCCGCTCGCGTCTCCGTCGTTTATGGGTACAGTGAGCGGGATCACGGCCACCATGGTTGGACTCGGTAACGTGGCAAACACCGCGCAAGCATGGGCTTCGATCTACCCGAACTCCGCGCCTAGTTCGGCACAGATTCCTGTTGGGAACTCTGGCGGGACGGGTTACGTCGCTCAGACCGCCAGCGGAGATTGCTCTTTATCGAACAGCGGAGTATTTACTTGCACTAAAAGCAACGGAACAACTTTCGGTACTGCGGCTTTTGGAACGCTTGGAACGTCGCCGAATAACGTAGTTCAGTTGACGAGTTCCGGGTTCTTGCCCGCAGTCAACGGTTCTCTGCTCACGAATATTCTAGCCGTGGCATTTTCATCCACGCCTACAAGTTGCTCCGGGAGTCAGTTCGCTACTGGAATCGGATCGAACGGCAACGCCATCTGCGGAACTCCCTCTGGCACGGGCAACGTCAACAATGTCGGAACGCCTGCGAGCGGGCAGTTGGCGGAGTGGACGGGTCCGACAACGATTCAGGGCGTCAACACTCTCCCTCATTCGCAATTACCCACACTGCTATCCGCCGATATCCCGAACAATGCCGCGAATACTTCTGGCACAGCGGGCGGCCTGAGCGCGAACATCGCGGAGTCCCAAGTGACGAACTTGACTACAGATTTGGGGAACCGAGCGCTTACTTCGACTACGGTGAACGGCCACGCGCTTTCGAGCAACGTGGTCGTCAGTGCGTCTGACATCACGACCGGGACGCTTCCTCACGCTCAGTTGCCTGCTCTCTTATCGGGCGATATTCCGAACAATGCCGCTAACACGACAGGGACTGCGAACTCCGCAAATTCCCTGGCAGCGACTCCGACGACCTGCTCCGGGTCGCAGTTCGCCACTGGCGTGGCAGCGAACGGCAACGCTATTTGCGGGACTCCGACTGGTTCCGGGACTCTGAACCCGACGGGAACCCCTACGAGCGGGCAGCTGGCGGAGTGGACTGGGGGCACGACGCTGCAAGGCGTGAACACTCTGCCGCACGCTCAATTGCCGACTTTGCTGAGCGGAGACATACCGAATAACGCGGCCAACACGACGGGCACGGCAGCGGGGTTGACTTCGGCCTATATCGACTGGAACGCGGTATCGGGCGGCGCATTCATCCAGAACAAACCTACGATTCCTGTTGCTTCGTCCACGACTCCGCTCATGGACGGGACGGCGGCAATCGGGAGTTCAGCAACCTACGCTCGCGCCGACCACGTTCACCCGAGCGACACGTCCCGCGTGAGCACTTCGACGACGGTGAACGGGCACAGCCTGTCGTCGAACGTGACGGTGAGCGCCAGCGACATCACGACGGGCACTTTGCCGCACGCGCAGCTGCCTGCCTTAGTGAGCGGAGATATTCCTAACAATGCGGCCAATACGAGCGGCACCGCGGGGACGGCTACGGCTCTCGCGGCCACGCCGACGCAGTGTACTGGTTCGCAGGTTGCGACTGGCGTGACAGCGACGGGGAACGCGAACTGCACTTCCGCCAGCACTGGCACGGTCACGTCGTCCGGTTCTCCGGCCAGCGGCAACGTCCCAAAGTTCACGACAGGAACAAATATCGCCCCCTCCGCGCTGAACGACAACGGCACAACCGTCTCGTCCACGGAGCCTTTCGCCGTAAACGCTACGACGCTCGCCAACGCCATCGTGTTTACGCAGAACTCGAACGCCCTGCCAACCGTGACGAGTGGGCAGTCCGTGATAGCTTCCGATACCTCCGCCAACGGCGGGGTATTGCGCTTCAACGTCAACAATACGGGTTGGATTCCGTTCCTGACCAGCGTGACGAATACAGGAACAAGCGGCGCGGCGAACTGGAACTCGACTACGGGCGTGCTCAATATTCCGAATTACGCGACGTATGTTGGAACGGTCCAGACCAAGACCGGATCGAGCACCTACACGGTCACGTCCACGGATTTCCAAAACAGCAATATTATCTACTTGTCACCGACTTATTCTGCTAGCGCTCTGACGCTGCCTTCTACGGCTCCGCCGAACGGCCAGTACATCACAGTTGTCAGCCTCAGTGGAACGAATATGTCTATTTCTGCCGGGGGAACGCTGACGATCAACGGGGTTACCAGTGCCTCCCTCTGGCCTACGAACAGGACTACATCGGCTTCAACTTCGGCAATCATAATTTCTGACGGCACGAACTACGAAGCCGTCGCCCCAGGAACTATGCAGGCCATTACTCCTGGAACGGGGCTGCAATCCTTGCCCTTCGGGGGGAGCCTCGGCACGAACAATATCTACACGACGGGTACGCTGAGCCTGGCTCAGATTTCCGCCGATAGCTTGTTGCTCAACAACTCCGGCAGCACGGCGGTGCCTAATGCGATCCCCATGCCTACGACGGGGACGAATGGCTGTGCGGGCGCGAACAACGCCCTGACCTACAACACTTCGACGCATACTTTAGGGTGTAACTCGATCAGCGGCGGCGGCGGTACGACGACGAACGCTCTGACGCTGAATAACTCAGGCTCCGGCGCGGCATCAGGGTCAACGTTCAACGGCGCATCGGCAATCACGCTCAGCTACAACACCATCGGGGCGCAGCCGACACTGACGGGTACTGGTCTCGCGCGGAATACAGGAGCATCTGCAGAAATTAGCGGCGACTGCACGACGAGCGGGTCGAACGCGATCACCTGCACTAAGACGAACGGCACGGCCTTCGGAACGGGCGCGACGGCGACGATTGCGAACTACCTGGCATTGGCGGGAGGCACGATGACGGGGGCAATTACCTTCGCTGGGGGGCAGACTTGGCCGACGTTCAATCAAAACACAACCGGAACAGCGGCCAATTTAACAGCGGCAGCATCCCTGCCAGCAGGAACAACTCTGAACGGCGGGGCTTTCTACACCCTTCCAACGGCTACCAGTTCAACTCTTGGCGGCGTGAAGCCCGACGGCACGACGATCACCAACTCTTCCGGCGCGATCAGTTGCACGACGGCCACAACCTCACAGTTGGGTTGCGTGAAGCCAGACGGCTCGTCTATAACGATCAGCGGCGGTGTGATCTCCTCGACTGGCGGAACTTCCAACTGGTACGCGGCGGGCACGGACTCCGGCTCCGGCACGGCCTACGTGGTCACTTCCACGATGACTTCCTACGCCGTAGGGAACGCCCAGTGCTTCATTGCAAATACGTCCAACACGTCCAGCAATCCCACGGTTAACTTCAACTCTCTTGGAGCTAAGACCATCGTCCGGGCCATGCCAGTCAACGGCGTGCTGACGTTCTCCGGCTCGGCGGACATCAAGGCCACGAACCTGACATGTCTGGTCTACGACGGGACAAACTTCGACTTGCTCAACCCGCAGGCGGCTACGGGGACGGGGAAGATAGTGCAGTCAGGCAGTCCGACGATCGTCACCCCGTCGCTGACTACTCCGTCCATCGGCGCGACGGCGATCACGGAAACTTTCACTGCTAGCACGGCTGGCGTGACTGCGAACTTGCTGGCTGGATTCGACGGCACGACGGGGAACGTCACGACCATTGCAGCAGGAGCGAACGGAGCCATCGGGCCAGCTCAAACCACACAGACCTCTGGGCAGAGCGTTGAACTGGCCATCGAAGGACTCACCACTTGCATTGCGGACAATACGGTCGCAGTGGGCGATCTGCTGGTTACGGGTACGACCACCGCAGGGCGTTGCAAGGACTCTGGCCAAACGACTGACGCAGGCATATCGAGTGCTCTCCAGATCATCGGCAAGGCCAAGACGAGCGGATCGGCTGGAGCCTCGATCACGTACAATACGGCGGGGCCAGGACATTATGGCTTAATTCCCTCGGCCATTCCCTCTTCCCCAACGAGTAACGGATTTTACTCTGTCGGATACAATGTCACGGCATCGGCAGCCGTCTCTCTGACTGCATCGTTGCTTGGATTCCGAGGTAGAGCGGTAACCGGGACAACCTCGACGGATACAATCCTATACTCCGACAACCTGCTCCCCGTGATGTACCAAGGCTCGGTTGCCGTTGCCGTAACCCTTCCGACTGCTTCAACTCTCGGCAACACTGGTTTCGGAACTACCCTGACAAACAACACGAGCGGATCGGCGACAGCCGTGACGGTTACGCCTACGACTTGGACCGTAAACGGGGCATCATCACTGGTGATTGCTCAAGGTCAGGAGTGCAAAATCTTTGCTGATCCATCCGGCACGAACTGGGACGCCGATTGTCACGACCTGCCTTTGTCGGCTGGCTCCAACATTACGATCACGCGAGGACAGTACGGACCTACAATCGCGGCGTCAGGCAGCACTGGTGTGTCAAGTGTCGGCTTGACCATCAACGGAGGGTCATCTTCAGGTGCGGCAGCAGTCACGGGCAGCCCTGTTACCTCTTCCGGAACTCTCAATATCAACTTCACAGGAACCAACGGGCACCTGATGGGATTCGGTTCCTCGAACTCTCCGATTGATACCGGAGTAGTCACGGCAAACGTAGTCCTCGCATCGTCGCCAGGTGCCGGGATTTGCCACTTTGCCGGATCAACTCAGACCTGTACATCGAGTGCCGTGGTCGGCTCCGATATGACCAGTAATACAGTGACGGCCACTCAGTTAGCGACGCAATACTCTAAGGGGCAATGCACGGAAGTCTGGGGCGGATCGGGGACGTCAAACGCACTCTCAACGGGCGACGATTCGATTTCCAATAACTCTTGCTACAATGATTCCGGCGTCACGCGAACCATCACGGCTGTTAAGTGTCGTAGTGACATTGCTTCTAATACGACGACGGTAAACCCCACGTTCGGGTCTGCCGGGACCGGCACTACCATCTTGAGCGGAACGCTCACTTGTGGATCGAGTTACGCCTACAGTTCGACAGGGTCGATTTCGAATGCCAGTTGGCCCACGGGGACGGGCATTGATCCTGCAATGGGTGGCACGTTGACGGGAACCAGCATTGCGCTACTGATTGACTACACATACTAATCATGAAAATTCTATACATGTTACTGGCGCTGGTCGGTTCGGCTTTCGCGACAGGCATATCGCTAGATAACCACACGTATAACGCTGGAAACGTAGCGGCCTCCGGTACTAAGGGATTGACTTACACGGCAACTGCGGGAGACTGGGGATTTGTCGTCATTACCGCCAATTATTCTTCTATCACAGCTGTTCCCATGACATTCACGTCTGACTCTGGAGGCTCAACGTGGAATTCGTGCTCGGAATATCCCTCAAGCGCGCTCGGAGCGACGGGAACGCTGAACTACGCTATTAGTTGTTTTTACACGAAGAACATGGCCAGCACCAGCGGCACCTTAACATTCACCAACGGATCATCTAGCGCAACGGCACGTGCGGACATATACTTCGCTGATTTTGTGGGCGTTCCTTCGACGATGGCTTTCGATACGGCTGCCATGGGATCTACACCGTGGTGCGTGAGCAGTACGAACGGGACAGCGTTGACCTGCACGTCGTCCGGAAGCGTGAGCGGAACGAATGAACTAATCTTGGCTGTCGGAGTGGCAACAAATTGCAGCTCAATCAGTTCCTGGACAGCCGGGACCGGCTACGCCATCACCAACTCAGATACCGGAGGCAGCGAGTGCCCGTCCGTCCTTGAATGGAAGAATGATACGTCTGCAAGCGGGACAGAGACGGCTACGATTACCGTCTCTCCGAGTTCAGCATGGGGCGAGGGTCTGATTATGCTGTACCAGCCTGCGGCCACGGCGAAGCGGAGACGGGCAGAGGTTATTCAATGAGAACACTATTAGCCATATTGTTTTTAATTGTATCGTCCTGGGCGCAAAAGTTGGAAACGCTCTCGGACGGGAGAAAGGTCGTCGCTGGCGAAGTGATCGTCAGTTATAAATCCAAAGCAGTCCATGCGAACAAGACGACCTACGACATAGACGTTGAGAATGAGATTGGCGCAGGTATTGCTCATTACCGGCTACATTCTCGCAGCAAGACTACGGCTCAACTACTGGCCCTTTTGGCGAAAGATAATGCCGTGGCCAGCGTTGCTCCGAACGGATTTCACCAGCTATGGGCGCTTCCCAACGATCCCTACTTTACGGCAAGCGGAACTTATGCCCAATACTATCTTTATAACGAAAACTATACCGAGCCGGTCACAGGGAAAACTGGAACGAATGGTGCCGATATAAACGTAGTGCCAGCGTGGGCGATCACGACAGGTTCCAGCAACGTCCTAATCGCCGATGAGGACGAGGCATTCAGTTACCGGAATGCCGATATGTACGGAAACGTATGGTCATCACCGGCAAGCTACACGCTGACGGTAGAGGGAACGCAATACACATGCCCAGCGGGGAGTCACGGTTTCGATCCAGTTGGCCTGACCTGCGACCCTTGCACCACGGCTGGTTATTGCACAACAACGGACCAGCAGGACACGACGGGGGCATGTACTTCGGGATCGTACTGTGAGCATGGAAATGGGACGGAAGGAATCAGCAGCGCCGTTTGCAACAATTCGCTGGACATTTGTGGCGTGGGGTACACACTGAAAACCGTTCTCATTAAGGATGACAATTCATCCGGTACGGGCACAGATGCCCAAGCTATTGACGGATTGGGGGTCATCTACCAGTTAGTGCAGCTGGGATATAACATCAAGTCCATCAACGTCTCGTGGTCGCTATCAGGCCCGAGTACGGCTCTTTATTCAGCCATTCAGAATCTGAACTCCGTGGGCGTTATCGTCGCTACTGCGGCAGGCAACCTGGCGATGGATTTAGATACCGATTACCCCGCTGGTATTTTCCCACAAAACTACGCTACAGCGCAGAGTTATCTCGGAACGGCAGCGCTGCCGAACATCATCAATATCAGTTCAACCGCACTGAATGACGATTGGTACAACTACGATTACGGGACGGTGTCGGTCCCTCTGGCTTCGCCCGGCTACCACATTATCACGCTGGGTACATCTTCGGCCGAGGGGTGGACGTTCGCAGGTACGGGCAACGGAACCTCATTCTCCTCCCCGCAGTTGAATGGAGCGATCGGATTGATTTATTCCGTTTGTCCCGGCCTTTCTGTCGCCGCATTGAGAAATGTGCTTTTCTCTAAAGCGCGTTACGTATCTGGGCTTTCTTCCTATGTCGGCTACGGAGTATTGAACGTTGGCGCGTCAGTAAGTTATGCGTCAACGAATTGCACTCTACTTACGTCCATTCAGGCGACGTCGGCTCGGGGGATGTTTTGAAACGCATTGCACTCATTCTCGCTTTCGTGGCATCCAGTTTAGCGCAAGTCCAACTGTCAGGCCACGCGACCATCCAGGGCCAAGTACAGCTCGCCTCGGCTTCCAGCGGGACTCCGGCAGGCTACCCGCAACTGAATACGACTTGGGTAGACGATGAAGAACTGCTCTGTACGGGGAACACTTGGGGTCCGGTATCGAATACGTGCGTTGTCGGTTCTCCGGGACTGAGCCTACAACCTGTCTCCCT